AAAAGTTATGTCCTGAAGTATAATATTGTATATTATGATTGTGGGCCTTGCTTGCCCACTTGACACGAATAAAGGAGAAAGAAAAATGGCCTTTCAACGTGCAGCAGGGTATAACAATTTGCCTAATGGCAATTTTAGCCCTGTAATTTACTCTAAACAGACTCAACTTGCTTTTCGTAAGTCGTCTGTTGTTGAGGACATCACCAATAATGATTACTTTGGTGAAATCGCTAACTTTGGCGATACTGTCCGAATCATTAAAGAGCCTGAGATCACGGTCAAAGAATATGCCCGTGGTGCTCAGATTTCGCCTCAAGACCTTGATGACGAAGATTTCAGCCTTGTCGTAGACAAGTCGAACTACTTTGCCTTTAAGGTTGACGATATTGAAGAAGCGCACTCACATGTGAATTTTCAGTCAATGGCATCTGATCGTGCTGGCTATCGCCTAAAAGATCAGTATGACATGGAAGTACTTGGCTACCTTTCGGGGTTTGCTCAAGGATCTCTTGGCTCTGTTGCTAGTACCGCTAATACTACGGTTTCCGGCACCAAAGCTGTTTCGACTGCTGGTTCAGACGAACTGCTTTCTTCGATGCAGCTAAAGAAGGGTGACTTTGGTAGCATTACGACTTCATCGGCAGGTACGCATTCAATTCCGATTGCTGCTCGTCTGCCCGGAGCTAGTGCTCTCCCGACTGCGACTGCATCTCCAAATATGGTTGTTGCGAGAATGGGCCGTCTTTTGGACACACAGTTTGTGGACAAGGATGGTCGTTGGCTAGTTGTTTCTCCTCACTTCATGGAAGTTCTTATGGACGAAGATTCACGTCTTCTCAATAGTGACTATGGTGAAGCGGGTGCGATTCGCAACGGCTTGGCTCTTAACAATCTCTACGGCTTTAAGGTTTATGTTTCTAACAACCTTCCCTCTGTTGGTACTGGCCCCGGTACTTCAGGTAGTGCAAACCAGAACTCTAACTTTGGTTTGGTTGTTGGTGGACATAGCTCTGCTGTAGCTACGGCGAGTCAGATTACGAAGACGGAAACGTATCGTGATCCTGACAGTTTCGCTGATATTGTTCGTGGTATGCATCTCTATGGTCGCAAAATTCTGCGCCCAGAAGCGATTGCCACTGCAAAATACAACATAGCATAGGAGGGGTAGGACAATGGCAACTTTTGACATGACGGCCAAAGCTACTACTGGCGTAAGTGCTAGCTCTAGTGCTATTAACCAAGCTAGTAGGGCTGGACAGAACATGCGGATGATTGAAGCTGTTCTTGATATGGATGCTCTTACGGCTGATAGTTATAGTTGTACGGATGGCGACATCTTTCAGCTTCTAGAAGTTCCTGCAAATACATTTATTCTATTTGCTGGTGCGGAAGTTCTGAAAGCTTTTGATGGCTCTTCTCCTACAGTTGATATTGACTTTGCGGCTGGTGATGACATCATTGATGGCGGTGACGTTACTTCAACGGGTATTCTCGCTGAAGGAACTAACGGTCAATCCAATGACGTTATTACTGGTGCAGATTCGCTATTTGAATGTTTCGTAACTAGTGCAGACACAGTTGACGTTAAGTTAATTGCTGGCTCTGCTGATGTTACGGCAGGAAGATTGCGAGTTTACGCTTGTGCTATCGACTGTAATGGTTGGGCCGAAGATACTGCCGAAGTTGATCGTGATCAGCTTGCGTAGTTAAGGTTCTGTGAGAGGGGCATTAAAAGTCCCTCTCACTACTCCTATATAGAAAAGAGAGTAAATGGCAAATACATTTCTAACATACACAAATGAGGTTCTTGCTAAATTAAATGAAGTACAACTTACTTCTACAGATTTTACGGATGCTCGTGGTATTCAAATACAAGCAAAGGCAGCGGTTAATCAAGCTATTCGCTACATAAATCAGCGAGAGTTTAATTGGCCGTTTAATGCGACAGAAGCAAGTAAAACTCTTACTGCAGGTGTTGTGAAATACGCTCTTCCTTCTAACACAAAACATATTGACTATTCTACATTTAGGATAAGAAAAAGTGAGACATTTGGTAATGAAGCTAGGCATCTTGCTTTTCTAGATTATAAAGAATACCTACATTACTTTGTGCGTCAAGAAGACCAAACTGTTACAACAGCGTTAAACGGCTCTATTGATGATGACGATACAACGGTTACTGTTGACAGTACATCTTCCTTTGACTCAACTGGAACAATTATCATTGAATCTGAGACAATGACTTATACAGGTACTACCTCAACTACGTTTACTGGAGTGACAAGAGCAGCAGAAAGTACAACTGCAGCTAGTCATTCTGATGATGTAACTGTAGCTCAGATTGATTCAGGTGGAATACCTACCCACGTATTTCGACATACGGATAATACATATGGATTGTGGCCGTTCCCTGACAAAGCTTATACTTTAACTTTTGATTACTTTACATTCCCCAGTTCTGATCTAACTGCTCATGGGGATACAACAACTATCCCAGATCGTTTTGGTCATATAATTGTAGATGGTGCTGTGGCATACGTCTATTTATACCGTAGCGAAGTTCCGCTATACGATAAAACTTTTGGACTTTTTAGCGACGGTATTAAAAATATGCAGACACTTCTAGTTAATCGCTATGACTACATTAGGTCTACATTCATCCCCAGAGCAGGTAGTACTGCTTATTTAACTTCAGCATTCTATTAATATAAGAAAGGAATAAAAAAATGGCTACTAGTTCAACACTCACGCAGGGAGTATCCCGTGTCCCTGAAGATGTTTTTATTGAAGATGGTCTTACTGTTGATTCAGGAGGGCTGACTGTTACAGCGGGTGGTCTAACAGTTACGGCGGGTACGACTACTCTTGGAGGATCATTTGTTCGTGATCTTGTTACTCTTACGGCGACTGCTACAATTACGCAAGCCGATCATGCAGGACGTATTCTGCTTATGGGAGAAGTAGGTGGCGATGCTGCTGCTACTTTCACTCTACCAGCCGCTACAGGAACTGGTTCTGAGTATAAGTTTGTCGTTTCTGTTGTCAATACTTCCAACTATATTATTAAAGTTGCAGATGCAACCGATACTATTGATGGTTCTGTTGTTGTCACAAATGATAGTACGGATGGCGGAACGGCTTCGCTTATTTCGTGGCCTACTGTTGCTGCATCCGATACGATTACTTTGGATGGTACGACTACAGGTGGCGTAAATATTGGCGATTATGTCCTTCTAACGGACATTGCTACTAACCAATATACCGTTAGTGGTTTGCTTAACGCTTCGGGTACTGAAGCCACTCCGTTTAGTGCTTCTGTATCATAATAAAATATAGTATATGGATACTTGCTCAACTTGTTTTGTTTACAACGATTTTACTTACTGATGTTGAGCAAGTATTCAATACTGTTGAAGCTATTTGTAACTACATACTTGAAACATATTTGTTGATAACACTTACTTCTACTAGTTATAGTTTTGGTTGTTTTAATGGTTTGGCATAGGGAGATTATTACATGGCTGTGAGATTAAAGAATGCTGCTGCAGCTTTGTCAAGTACTAATTTAACTACAGTTTATACATGTCCAGCCAACTTTACAGCAAAAATAAAAGAAGTATGGGTAGCAAATATAGATGGTAGTAGTGCAGCAGACATAACACTTAAATGGACAGATACATCTGCAAGTGCGACTTTTGATATAATAAGTACTAAGAGCGTAGCTGCAGATAGTTATTTACAGTTAAGTGACACACATATTATTCTAGAGGCAGGAGACATATTTAAAGCCCAAGCTTCTGCTGCAAATGATCTGACAGTTTCTCTTTTTATAGAGGAAGAAATTACACCAGTAGGATAGCTATAAATGCCAGACACTTCAGCAATATCTCCTGTAACAGTTTCTTTAGGTGGTGGTTTAATTCTTGACAAAGATGATTTTTCCATGCCACCCGGAGCAGCAGTTCAACTACAAAACTTTGAGCCAAGTATTCAAGGTGGCTACCGCCGACTTTCGGGTAGTTCTAAATTTGATAGCTCACAAGTAAATAGTACTAACGCTATACTTGGAGTTAAAATTTTTAATAATGGTGTCTTAGCTGCTTCAGGTAATGTTGTTAAGTTTAGTACAGGAACGGGCTGGGGTTCATCTATAGCTACAAGAACTTCTGCTGGACGGTACAAGTTTGATGATTTTAACTTTAATAATACTTCTAAAATTATTATGGTTGATGATGTTAATCAAGCAGCTACTTATGATGGTTCAACGTATACATTGTTGAGTGCTACAGGTGCTCCTGCTGATCCTGCTTCAGTAGCGGTATTTAAAGATCATATATTTTTTGCAGGAATGTCTACAAACCCTCAAGAGATTGTATTCTCTGCACCTTTTAATGAAGCTGATTTTAGTACGGCAAATGGTGCTGGGTCAATTAAAGTGGATACTCCCGTAGTAGAATTAAAAGTTTTCCGTGAAGCTTTATTTATATTTGGAAAAGATAAAATATATCAGCTACAAGGTACAAGTATAGCAGATTGGAGAATACAGCCTGTTACTCGTACATTAGGATGTGCTGATGGTTTTTCTGTACAGGAAATTGGTGGTGATATTTTATTCCTATCACCAGATGGTATAAGAACAATCGCTGCTACAGAGAGAATTGGTGATATTGAATTAGGTTCTGTATCAAAAGCAATTCAAAAGAGAATACAAGATATTGGCTTTGATAATGTTAGTTCCGTGATTGTAAGAAACAAAAGTCAGTATAGATTGTTTTATCCGAAATCAGGTTCAGCAGCCGCCGATAGTAATGGTATTTTAGCAACACTTAAACGTACTGCACAAGGTGCTATGGCTTTTGAGTTTGCAGATATTAAAGGAATGAATCCTTCCGCAATGGATTCAGGATTTATTAGCAACAGTGAATATATTATTGAGGGTGGTTATGATGGGTATGTTAGGCGACAAGAGAGTGGAGATACATTTGATGGTAATAATGTTGTAGCAGTATATAGATCACCTGACTTATCTTTAGGAGATACCGGATTACGCAAGCTTATGCAGCGTGTTATTTTAAATTATGAAGTAGAGGGTACAGTTACTGCACAACTTAGGGTACGCTATGATTCTGATAGCCAAGATACACCTCAACCTACATTCTTTAATATTGATTCTCCGGGCGGAATAGCAATTTTTGGATCAAGTTCTGCTACATACGGTAGTGCCGTATATGGCTCAAGTGCTGCGCCAATTTTCAGACGAGCTATTGAAGGGTCAGGATTTCTTGTGGCAGTGAGAGTTAACCATGACAGTTCAGATAATCCGTTCACATTACATTCATACCAATTAGAGTTCACGCAAGGAGGACGTAGATAATGGGTGATACCTATACAAGACAAAGTAGTACGGAAATTGTTGACGGTGAAGTCATCAATGCTACAGACTTTAATAATGAATTTGCCCAGCTAGTATCAGCTTTTGCGGCTTCTACGGGACATAGCCATGACGGTACTGCTGCAGAAGGTGGCCCTGTTACAAAGCTTTTAGGAACAGCGATTACAATTGGGGATGGTTCATCCGGCACAGATATTGCGGTAACATTTGATGGCGAAACTAGTGACGGTGTATTGACATGGATGGAAGATGAAGATCATTTTAAGTTTAGTGACGATGTAGTTATTGATAGTACGAAACGATTGTATCTTAACGATGAGGGTGGCGAACATATTTCTGGTGACGGCACTGATGTAACGATTGCATCAGGTGCTGATATCAATCTTACTGCCACTGCTGACGTAAATATTCCAAGTGGTGTAGGTATAACATTTGGTAATGACGGGGAGAAAATCGAAGGTGATGGAACCGATCTTACTATTTCTGGCAATAACATTAATCTTACAGCTACTGCCGATGTTAATATCCCTAGTGACGTTGGAATTACATTTGCCACTACTGAAAAGATTGAATCAGATGGCACAGACCTTTCGATCAGTGTGGGTTCCGGCGGTGATATTAACATTCCAGCAGATATTGGGGTCACTTTCGGAAACGATGGCGAAAAGATTGAGGGTGATGGCACTGACCTTACAATTTCTGGTAATAATATTAATCTTACAGCTACTGCTGATGTAAATATACCGACTGATGTTGGTATTACCTTTGCCACAGCAGAAAAAATTGAATCAGACGGTACAGATTTAACAATTACAGTAGGTGCTGGTGGCGATATTAATATCCCAACAGATATCGGCATTACATTTGGCGATGACGGTGAAAAGATTGAGGGGGATGGAACAAATCTAACGATTTCATCTTCTGCTGTAGCTACAATTGACGCTGAAACAGATATTGTTTTAGATGCAAATGGTGCTGATGTTATTCTGAAAGACGATGGTACTACATTTGGTAGCTTAACTAACTCAAGTGGTGAACTTGTAATTAAATCGGGTTCAACCCCAACAACAGCCTTGACTTTTTCTGGAGATGATGCTACATTTGCAGATGACGTTGCTTTGGCATCAGATAGTTCTGCATTAGCTTTCGGAACAAATAGTGAAGTAAAAATAATTCACAATGCTGATAAAGGCGTAATCCTTAAACATACAGCTACAGGTGATGGTACTCCAGTATCATTAACTTTACAAACTGGTGAAACAGCTTTAACTGTAGATGAACCATTAGGCACTATTAATTTCCAAGCTCCAGATGAAGCTGGTGGAACAGATGCTATTCTTGTTGCAGCAGCTATTGAAGCAGTTGCTGAAGGTACATTTGCTAGTGACAACAATGCAACTAAACTAAGTTTCAAAACAGGTGCATCTGAAGCTGCAGCAGAAAAGATGAGTATCTCTTCTGTTGGTAATATTACCATGAAGAATACTGCTACTGGAGATGACACACCTGTAGTATTAACACTACAGACTGGTGAAACAGACATTGCTGCCAATGATGTAATTGGTAAGATTGACTTTCAAGCACCAGATGAGGGTACTGGAACCGATGCTATTTTGGTTGCAGCGGGAATTGCAGCAGTATCGGAGGGAGATTTTGCAGCAGATAATAATGCTACTAAACTCTCATTTAGAACTGGTGCTAGTGAAGCAGCCTCAGAAAAGATGTCGTTAAGTTCAGCAGGTCTACTAACAGTAGCTGACGATATAATGATCAAAGATGGCGGTACGATTGGTGTTGCTTCCACGAATGACGCTTTGACACTTAGTTCAGCAGGACTTCTAACTGTCAAAGATGATCTTGTAATTAAATCGGGCGGTACTATCGGTGGTGCGGGTGATACTGACTTATTGACATTAGGTTCAGCAGTATTAACTGTAGCTGGTGAGATATCTGTAACAACATTAGACATTGGTGGAACAGATGTAGGGTCAACAGCAGCGGAGTTAAATCTACTGGATGGATCAGCTAAGTCAACGTCTTCAATTACGATAGCGGATTCAGATGCCTTTATAATTATTGATGGCACAACAACAAAACAAATTCCTGCTTCTGATATATCTACGTATGTTGCTGGAGCAGACCCAGTAGCTATGGCGATTGCTTTAGGCTGATTACAAAGAGGATATAAATAATGGCTAATACTTTTAAAGTTGTAACAAAAGCAGGAGTTACCTCTGCTGACGTAATATATACGGTTGCTGGTAGTACGACAACAATAGTTATAGGTTTAATGGTTGGTAACACAACTAGTAGTGCCGTAACTACTTCAGTAACTTTAGGTACAGATACAGGCAATAGGGCAGGAGCAAATAATGAAGCTAATCAGGATGTAGAATTAGTTACTTCTACCAGTATTCCTGCAAATAGTACCTTAGAATTACTATCGGGTAATAAAATTGTAATGGAGACAACGGACACATTAACGGTAACAGGAAGTGGTGCTGTTGATGTCTGTCTGTCAATTATGGAGATCACATAATGCGATATATAGGCCCAAAGTCTCTTCATGGGAAAGAATTATTTTTAGATGTAGACTCAGATACGAGTCTTCATACATCTACTGATGATCAAATAGATGTTCAGATTGCTGGGGCTGATGACTTTGCATTTAAAGCAAATAAGTTTGAAGTTCAATCTGGCAGCAACATTGATATGAACGGCACAGAATTAATTCTTGATGCAGATGCTGATACATCAATCACTGCTGATACCGATGATCAGATTGATATTCGTATTGCTGGTGCAGACGACTTTGCTTTCAAAGCTAACACTTTTGAAGTACAGACTGGCAGCAACATTGATATGAATGGCACTGAGTTGATACTTGATGCAGATGCCGATACCAGTATTACGGCAGATACAGATGATCAGATAGATATCCGTATATCTGGAGCCGATGATTTCCAGTTTACTGCCAATACTTTTACTGTTCTTTCAGGCAGTACTTTGACTGTAGCAAGTGGAGCAACTATCGCCAACAGTGGCACAGCGACAGGATTTGGAGGGCGTGCTGGCAGAAATATGGTCATTAATGGTTCTTGTGCGGTAGGTCAACGAGAATCTGCAACAGGAGTAGGTGGGACAGATAATACATACGGACAAGTGGACAGGTTCGCATTCCTTAAGCGTGGCTCCCCTCAAGCTAGAGCAACATTGTCCCAAGCAGATGCAGATGGGCCAAACTCTTTTGGGTTTGGGAAATGTTTGAAGGTTGACTGCACGACTGCTGAAAGTGGTGTCGCTGCTGGAGAGGGCTGGTTTATAGGCCATAAAATTGAAGGGTTTAATGCTCAAGATTTATGTTTCGGACAATCGACAGCTAAAACATCTACACTAAGTTTTTATATTAGTTCGCCCAAAAGCGGCACACATTGCGTGGCAATGTACCTCAATGACACGGGCTATCACTACGTGAGGGAGTTCACTGTGGCTTCAGCGGATACATGGGAAAGAATTAGTGTAACATTTCCGGGCAACACGGATCGGGTCATCGCTGATGATAGTGGTGCAGGTATTACCCTTGCATGGCCGCTTGTTGCTGGATCAAACTTTCAAGTCACGGCTGATCAA